AACCATCTCAATACCTAGCGGTAATTCAGGTTGTCCTTGTACTTCTATTTCTACATCAAGCATTTGATCGGGTGCCATGTCTGGACCACCAGGGCCCATGGCTCCTTCAATCATGCCTGCGAGTGGTTTTGGAGGTAATGCCATTAGAATGTTCCTTTACATATGTGTTGGAGCCATTGCTCCAATCCCACCTTTTATATCAACCTTGCCACCTTTACTATACCTTCTAATCAGTGACCTATCAATATCATCGAATGAATTTAAAAATGTTACATATTTCATGGGTCTTAATTTTCTCGAAAAATCATCTGAAATATCAACCGTACCTGTTTTTAATTGCATGCCTTGTTTTTTATAATCAGAAATCAATTTGTCAAACACATCTGTGTAATTTAATTTAAATGCTTTGACATCTTCCTTGCCGTGAAACAGGGCTAAATCTACATAATCGGGAAGAAGGATTGTTTTTGTCCCACCTCGTACTGCATCTTTTATAACATTCTGCATAAAATAACGAGCAGCCGCTTTGTTTGTAGAAAAGGGTGGGTTTTGTATGAGGTTTGTTCTAAATCCTCTAAAACTGCCGATGGATTTATCCTCAAGATCATCTACACGATTACTAAGTTCCTCTTTTGCTTTGCGAACTCTTTCTAATAAACTAGCAAGTTTTGATTTAAGTGGATCTATTCTGGCATAACCTATAACATCATCGTTTGGATTAGCTCTTTGCGTAGCATCTATGTCTGCTGTTACTTGGTCAAGTTCTTTTCTTGTGTTTATAATTTCTTGCTCAAGTTCTTTTATTTTAGGGTTTCTTTTATAAAAATCTTGTGCTTCTTTAAGTGCTTGTCTCAGTTTTTCAGGGGTGGCATATTCTTCACCTTGGTTCATTCTATTTGTCTTTGGATTGCTTGCTGCAATCAGATCGGACTGTATCTCTTCTATAACAATTGCGTTGTCTCTGGCATCAAAAGGACTATCAATCTTTGCAACTCTGGCATGACCTATAACATTTTCAAGATCTGTGTAATGAGAAAATTTAGATTGTGCACTTTTTTCTATAATTCTGTCACCTATTCTTTGTAAAACTTGAAGCTCTACCTCATCGAGAGTAGTTCTTTCTATGTTTTTTACGGGACGCTGGTCCTGAAATACATATTCTTTGTAATCTCTTTCTTGACCTTGAGGTATAATTCTTTGGTCATCATAATATCCAAGCTCAAAGTCAGGGTCCATATCATCCAAACTTGAGGACCTAATGTGTATTTCAGGTTCAGCCGTGCGAACAATAGCTCTTACATCTTCTAGTGAGTATTTATCTTTCTTTACCAATGAGTTTTCTAAATCTAAATAAGCAAGTTCGTCCTTGGTCACCGATTCCTGGTTCTTGAGCCGTGCGATTATCTGCTCTCCTGTCAGACTCTTCTTTGAAACAGATGGACTAAATCCCAGTGTTTTCGGGTCTACCAAACTATTGTACACAGGCGAATAATCTTGAGCTAACTTGCCTACCTTTGGTTGAGGTCGCTCTAAATAATCGCCTTTAAACTGACTAATGACCGGAGGGTTCAGTCCAAAAGGGCTTTTCTTTTCTGCCGTTGTAGCTAAACTTACGATCCCCTCTATAGGGGCTACGTTATTAGAATTAATTAGAACCTCAAACTCTCTTTCGATTCCAATACCTATACTTTGTGGCGCGGCTATGATGTCTTTAAAAGGCACTTTATATTCAACCACAGGCTGACGGCTCAGACCTTGTCTTTCACGAAGTCTTTGCCCCGGCAGTTGTTGCTTCTCAATGTCTTTTCTTAAACTAAAGGACTGAATCCGTCCCGGTTTAACATCCCCGACACGAAACACACTAACAAGATCATCAGGCTGCAATTCTCCAATATTTAGAGTATCTTGAACATATGTCTTTGTTGCTTTTGATATGTCTTGTCGCAAGTCACTTAAAACTTCTTTTTTAATTGGATCTGCTGAAGCCCCTAAATCCTCACCTCTGTAGCGACTTAGTATCTCTCCTCCAACATCTGCACCCATTTCATCATCAAAAAGATAAGTAAAGGAACCAACATCATTATCTCTTTTAAGTTGTTGTAGTATAACGTCAGATGTTATAGAACTACCAACCGTGCCACCAGCCGTGCCAAGGATTGTATCGCCTGCCTGTTTTGCTGCCATACGAGCAGGGGTGGATGCTAATATTCCAGCACCCGTAAAATCCAACATGCCCATAGCCATGTCTTCGGGAGCCATTGGCGGTGCCTTGCCCATGGCTCCAGCACCTGTCTGCGTTACAAAATTAGCAATGTCTTTTATAACCTGTGGAACAGCAGGGCGTGCTCCCGATAGTTCTACCGCACCCGACTCTTTCATAGGAAAATCTACAGGCAACAAATACCCAAGACCCTCTAATGACCTGCGGTCCTGAGAAGCCTGAAACATTTTGGCCGCTTCTAGAGCCCTCGCATCCTTCTGCGCTTGCGCGACAGCTTCTCTAGGATCATCGGAAAGTGTTGCCATTAATAATACTCTCTAACCGTAGGTGGGGCCCAATCATCTATCTCTTCACCTTCCAGACTTATAAAACCACCCTGCCGAAATCGCATCAACGCCATGGTCATGCTGTCACAGAAATCATCATGGTCCCCATTTGGAAAAGATGCAACCTCTTCTATGACTTCATCGGCAAATTTTTCTCCTTCAGGATACCACACTTTTCCCGCTTCAAAAATAGGAGAAACCATATGCATGCGAGTTACCTTATCCAGACCACCACCCTTGCGTCTGCCCGGGGAGAACGTAACAACAGGTAAATTCTGCAATCGCATCTCGTCTGCCAGTGACATACCCGAGGCTTTTGCCTCGATTAACATCATATCTGGCTCCCAATAGTCGTTTTCTTCTATCGCTATCTGCTTTAACTCCGGAAAACTCCAGCGACCACGCTTCGCGTCCAGTAAAATCAGGTGGTCACCCCCAAATTTGTCCGGTTTAAACACGCCCCAAGTCGTAATCGCAGAATAATCGGCCGATTCACGCTTGCTATACGCAGTATCATACGCCTGAATCACATATTCAAGGTTCGGGGTCGATGATTCTTCCCACGGCATCCACCATTCGCGCTTGACCATCGCTGTTTCTTCGGATGTAGGGTTCTGCTGCCACTGTGCATTCCATTTGCCCACGGACAACGAAGCTTTTACCTTCAAAAGTTCGTCTTTTCCCCAAAATTCAGGCCATAATGGCTCTCCTGACGGCATAATCGCAGGAAATTCAACCACCTCCCACTGGTCTGCCATCAAATCCTTGGCCTGTGCACGCAGTAACCTGCCCGTTATGTCCTTCTTTGACCACCGTGTCTGCACAATTATGATAGAACCACCCGGTTGTAGACGCTGTCTCGGCCCCGAAGTGTACCACTCATACGCATTGTCATACGCATTTGCCGATAATGCATCCTGTTCCGAGTGCGGATCATCAATAATTAGCAAATCTGCACCACGACCCGTCATCGCGGCTCCCACCCCTGCTGCGAAATACTCCCCGCCTACGCTAGTCTCCCAACGACCAGCGGCCTGGCTGTCCTGTTTAAGGTCCGTGTTGGGAAAGACTTCCCGATAAATCGGGTCAGCGATCAAGTCTCGGACCTTTCTTCCAAATCGTACAGCAAGTTCCGTGTTCATTGTAGCCTGAATTATCTTTAACTTGGGATTTCTGCCTAAAAACCAGCTAGGCATAAGATACGAAGCGAACTCTGACTTGGAATGCCGGGGTGGCATGTTCACTATCAGGCGTTTTAGCTCTCCACGAGCTATTCTCTCTAGCTTTTCTGCAATAATTTTGTGATGCCGGCCCTCGATAAACCCGTCATACACATGATGAACATAGGACATAAAGTCCTCGGTCGCCCGTTCACGGGTCATTAACACCCGCTCTTGCTGCTTCAGTAACAGGATTTCACGAAGTGCGTCCTCGGGTACGGCATCTAAATTAGGCTGAAGGTCGTCCATGGCCCAATGATAATATTTCTGAATAAATTTATCAACCCAACACGACACGACACTACTGTTGACGACACATCCCCAAAATATGGGGGGTGGGGGGTGCTTGGAACAAAACGTGAACGCTATCCGGCCGGAGTAACCCCAAAAGATTATCGATAATCTGAGACTAGGGGAATGATGAGAACAAAACGTGAACGAATGTTTTCCACAATGTGGAAAAATAATGTATATTATCCCATCTTTTCCCTTGTTATCTTTTCTATTATGTGCTATTGTATTTGTAGGCGTATCGTTTTGAAACGCTGTTGTAAAAATACCACAGGAGAGATAGGTATGTTTAACTATAACTTAAAATCGAGTGTCACCAATGACCCACGAACTGAATTAGCTCTAGCTAAAAAGCATTACAAAGAGCTAGGGGACAAAATCAAGGAACAAGAAAACAAAATCCGTAAGGGAGAATTTTCTGAGTTCTTTGATTTAATTGAGCCTGCTGTCACCATGTTTGTACAAAAAGAAAAATGGGAAGAGGCACTAGGTGAAGATTGGATAAAAGCCAATCAAGAGCCACAAAAGAAAAGAAAAGTTATTGTTCCAAAGAAGTAATCAACAACAGGGGGGACACTGTCCCCCCGGAAAGGTAATACAATGGCACAAACACCACATGGATTACAAAATCCGATCCAAAAAGCTTTGATGTTTAACACTCCGAAAGACTGGAATGAAATACATCACTATCTTGAACAGCTTACCGGAGATGAAAAAACTGTTGCAACAGTAGTCGCTGGGACAGTCTGGAATCTAGCTCATAAGCTAGTAGAAGATATGATCGAAACCGAAAACAAGCTTTTTAACAAATATAATTTTGATGAGTAATCAACAACAGGGGGGACAATGTCCCCCCGGAAAGGAAATAAAATGAAGAAGTTAGTTTTAGCACCATCAGATATGAAATTAAAGCATGTCGTAGAGGCCATAGAAGATTTAGAAAATATTTTTGCCGTTTGGGACGAAAATGTTTTCGTAAATTTTAGTGGTATTACTAGTCCTATAAACACCACAGGACTCGATGAAAATGATGTCAAAAAGATAGAACGTATGCACACTGTTTTAAGACATTTAGGAAGTGTTAGAGAAAAATGGGAGATAGCGTAATGCAAGCTTATGGTTTTAAAGAAACAAACTCAAGCAAGAAGATAGTAAGGTCATCTGAATACTACCAGAACATAATTGATAAATATGGAGATGGTGTATTTTCATTAGTGTTTAGTCACGACCATGCTGGCAAACAAGTCTTTAAAAACGAATGGTGTGGAGATGGTACACTAAGCAGGAATGAAAAAGACCAATTGTTTTTCACGCCATATTACTAAGGAGGAACATAATGAAGGAAATATTAAAATGGGCAGGTGAGTTTATCACCTGCCTTCTGTTCATGGGCACACTCGCAGGAATCACTTGGTTTGTTCTTGTCGTCTATGGATAGAAGCGCAGAGTCGCAGGTCGCAGGATTAATTTTATAACGTGAAAGGTTAAAATAATGAAACAAACGGTTTGGAAAAACAATAAAAACGGCAGTGCTACAATTTATGTTCCAGCTAATCAAAAAGAGATTATGCGATGGATTATCTATGAAGGTCGATCTGGTTTAGAGGGATCGTTAGTAGAATATGAAACAGAAGAAGAAGCATATGAAATGTTAGCAATAGATACCAAAAAACCTTGGTTTGGTATGATAGTAAAATAATGTTTGCTTTTTTATATTTATCTGTGCTAATCTTAACTTATCTTAAACAGTCATTACAGGAGAGAAAAAATGACAAAATATTACGGAACTGAAACAGAGCGAGTTTTAGTAGAAAATTTTGGAATTGCGGATACAAGAGCAATATCCATAAGACAGGCCATGAGAGAAATACACAGAGCTGTATGTTATCTCGATGAGCATAATTTAAAAAGATTATGGAAATACTATCCAGAGGTAATTAATGTCGCTAATACCTATGGAAAGAACGAAGAAGGTTTAAGAACTTTTAGTCAGGAGGAATTAAACAATGATACAAATACTTAAAGTATTATTAAAAGTAGATCCTAAATATTACGATAGTATTTATGAATATATAAAAGATGTTTATGAATCTACCAAACAACAAAGGAAAAAAAAATGATTGATTTTAAAAGCCCAAATGATTGTGCCGACTGCGAATGGTTGGCCGATCAAACAGACGGAGAGATCACACTTTGCAACGAGTGTGAAGAAGAACTACTAGAATTAGAGAGGAATATAAAAAATGACTAGAGAATTACCTTTTAAATGTATTGTATACGATGAAGGAGAGACTGTTCAAAATCCATTTAGTGGGGAGAGCATTGCTCTCCCTGCGGATGCTGTAGCGGTCTATGATGTTATCATGGGCTATAACATGACAGCAGAGAATACAACCGATTTAAAACAGAGAGACAAATACTATGCGGTAGTAAGGAAAGGGTTGGATTGGTTTAGAAAACATGAGCCAGAAGGTTACATGGTTTTACTAGACTAGCGGAGTTCTCTCCAAGAGCAGGAAGGTTTCGGCCTTCCTGCTTTTAATTTTAAACAGGAGGTTAAAGATGGAACACACTAGAGCTAATACATGGGCATATATCTATGGAGATGAGTGCGACTTTTTATGGGAGCATTTTGGTATGCCAGACAGAGCTCCAGAAGATCGCATAAAAATACAACTTACCGATTATCAAACAGAAGAGGAAATCAAACAGGAGCTCAAAGATGGATAGATTTTTAGTAACATTTGAATACCAAGGCATGAGGAACACTGTTGTCATTCTGGCTCATGACGAGTCAGGAGCTCGTAAGGCCTTGGATTATTATGACATTATAAATGTAGAAGAATGGGAGTATGAGACTCATGGCGAAATTATTAACATGCGTTGAATGCGGAGAGACTGGAGCAGGAGATTGTCCCGAGTTCAATAAGATAATGTGCGATGATTGTTATACTGTTGAGCGTGTAACAGTCATGCATGAACAGGGATTAAATAACTTGTTTGAAGTCGATGAATATCTAAAGGAGACTGACGATGATTAAAGAGAACAAAGGAAGATGGACTTGCACCAAATGTGGGTATGAATGGAGCGCAATGTTAGGAGATGATGAAATACCTGAAACCTGTGAATGCACAAAGGAGACTGACGATGAAAAAAATTGATGACATAAACAACGTCTATAATATTTTCAGTAAACAAGCAGGACGTTATATAACGTCCTGTTTTTTTTTCTTGGATATATAGAGAGACGCAGGTCGCAGGTCGCAGGTCGCAGGAATAAAACTTTTTATCCTTGCTTTTATGTGCAAATCTGATATAATAAATCATCAACAATTATAGAAAATGGAGATTGAACATGTGCAATAATGAAGCTTCTTACTTTGTGCCTCGTGGGTACACTCATAAAGAAATTATTACTAAATGCGGATCAACGGCCACAATACGCGGCCATGTAACCACGGTATTTTGTGAAGAGTGCCAAGATGACCCACAAGTGCAAGCAGAACATGAGGCACGACTCGCGGCCTCGGAAGCAGATAACGATTGGATGCACTCCGCAGGATGGGGAGATATATAATGCCTAACGGTTATACCATTTATGACGGGCCAAGCTTAATAGATAACATGCCTATTATTTGTGTTGCATTAACTGGTAAATCTAGAAATAGCAAAACTGGCGCAATGATGCAGACTGTTATCATTCGCAAGGACATACCACCAATTGAAGCAAATAGAACTGGCGCAGATTATTCTATTTGTGGCGAGTGCCCGCACAAAGGCACGCCAACAAATAAGGACAAAGGCACGGCCGCAGGTCGCGCTTGTCACGTTACATTAATGCATAGTCCGAATACAGTTTATAAACAATTCCATCTTGGTGCATATCCGCATTTAAGCCAGGACGAATTGCCAGAACTCGGTAAAGATTGGAAAATTCGTATCGGTTTTTATGGTGATGGTGCATGTATACCGAGCGAGATCTGGAAAGCTTTATTGTCACAAGCAAAAGGCCATACCGGATATAGTCACCAAATAAACCAGTCACAAGCAGATTTTCTTGCAAGCTTATATATGCAATCGGTTGAAACCGAGATGCAAGCTTTCGCGGCATGGTCCAAAAACATAAGAACATTTAGAATTATAAAAGATGTTTCAGAAGTGATAGACGGTAAGGAAATTTTGTGTCCTGCTTCCGAGGAGGCAGGAAGCAGAACAACTTGCCTCGAATGCGGTTTATGTGCTGGAACACAAACCAAGTCCAAAAAATCAATTGCTATTGTCGCACATGGTGCAGGCAAAAAGCATTTTGCGGCATAGTGTAGGAGGCCTTGCGCCTCCTATTTTTTGATGATACCTTTTTATTACGCACGTTCTCCTATAGACAGAGAGGCGCAGGTCGCAGGTCGCAGGTCTGTGGCTCTCTGTTCCATAGATTTAAGGCCGCAGGTCGCAGGCTCGCAGGTAGATCACAAACGCTGCCGATATATAAGGCCGCAGGCCGCAGGTCAGAGATGCAAGATCCATGGATCTGTAAGGCTAGAGCCCCTTCAAATAAAAATACATCGCCTTGGAGAGGTGCGTGGAGCAAGAAAAAACTCACGCCACCACAACGAGAATGCGCCAAATGCCAAGCAATTTGCGACTTTTGCACCTTTACCCTATCATTTTTTATCATTTTTAATTCAAGCCATAGAGGAACGCCATTCATACAGATATAACAGTCTGGCATTCCTTCAGATACGCGGTTCTCAAGCCTCTGACAATGCGTCTTTTTTGGGAAGTTTTTCTTCAATACTTCCCACAACTGTTTCTCTGTCTTTGGCATTTTCTGTCACCTTGTACTCACCCTCTACAAATGCATTTGGGTATGTTTTTCTGAGCTCAGATAATCTGTTTATTATTTCTTCTCTGGAAAGACTGTCTATCTGGTGTATATGGTTTGCTTCACGCCTGTCTATTGTAAGGCCGCCAAGACTGGCTCTTATTTTTTCGGCATTGATTGCCGCAGAATATTGTCCTGCCTCTTCAGCACCTTCTGAGAGCTCTGCAAGCCTCTTTAATTGTCCAAGCAAAGTAATTCCATATTTCTTTTCTCGAGTCTCTCTTAATTCTTTTATAAACTCGACTACTTCTGGATATGATTTTCCATCCAATAATTTATATGCATGTTGTGCGGCCGAGTCAGAAGCATACCCTGCCAATCTTGCACAATCTGCATTTGAATTTTTGCCTTCAACATATAATTTTGCAAACTCTCTTTGTCTTTGTGTTAGACCAGAAGGCCTTCCAAGTTTCTTTTTCAATAGTAAAATCTCCTCAAATTTTAATTTTAAAAATTATTTTTTCGTGCGCGGTATGCTTTATAGCCCTAAAAAGTGTAATAAATGTAATGAGCATGTAATGAGCACTATCATAAAAAACAATAACTTAGATAACTCATTACGTCATTACACTCATTACAAGACTTTTTTAAAAAACTTTTTTTATTTTTCATCAGAAACTACTATATGTAAAAAGATAAAGATTTATTCAGATAATCACTTGACATGGGAAAACCTATTCATTATTAGTATATTATCAACATTTTACTAGAAGGAA